CGTTGTAACGGTTCTATCTTGGAATACAGCCCTTCCCTGCCCATCCATATAGAAAGCACCATACTCGGTCTGTGCGACCGTCTGTAGGGCTGCTAGGGCTGTTCTCTGGGTTGCTGGATCTGCTTGACAGGTAGTAAGGCCTGTGTCAATATCTCGCTGGGAGTTAGGCCAGCCGATGCTATCTAGGATCTTAGTGATGCGTGTGCCTGTGGTCTCACCTGCAACTGCTCCAGCCACACCAAAGAATTGTGCATTCTGGAATAGACGGAATCCATCGACTGCCGTGACTGTGGTGTAAACAAGATCGCCCTCGAACTTAGGCGTGGTCGTGTTATAACTTGTGATGTAGCCAGCGAATACTGGATATCTCACACCTTCCCATGTTGCGCTGATAGTGATCTTGCGCATTGGGTTAAGGTAAGTGTAGTAAGGGCTGGATGGATTCTGTGGATTAAAGTCACCATTCTGGTCAAGGATGCGGATAGCTGCTGTGCCAGTATTAAATTGCTCAGCTGATAACTGCCGTCCTCGGTTAGTCTGTACAGAATCTAAAAGGTTAGATACATCCACGACAAGGCTAGTTGGTGAATCAGAGAATACATCTTGACCACCGATTTGAGACTCGCCAATGATAAAGGGATACCCGAAGGTTGCACCTGTGGAGAAGTCAATTACGACATTGATGACTGGTCTGGTCATAGTGATCCAGCAGTCGTAATATAGTCACCGCGCTTATTCAACTGGATCAAAGAGTTCTGAATCATGTTAGTTAGTTCATCTGGGTTGGCGATGGTGTTAGCGTAGATGTTTACTGTAGCTGACCGTGCCTCTGATTCACGGAATGATTGAAGCGCGCCTGAGTTGCTATAGATAGAACTGGCCTGTAAAGATGCGGTCTTTGCTGCTGTGTCCATGTCTAGAAGATCTGCGAAAGCATTGGCTCGAGCTGTTGCCGCTTCTGCATATTCTAAGATTGCTTCGATAGATCCACCTGTTGTTGAAATAGGCGCAATGAAATCTCCTGCTGGAATGCCAGAACCTAGTGAGCCGCTTGTAGGAATCTTAACTGTTGCTTGAACATTAGCCTTAACAAGTAAGTCAAGCATCTCTCGGATCTTGGCAAGAGCAGCATCTAGGTTTGTTAGATTGACTAAGTCTGCTGGCTTTAGGCTGTCAAGGATTGACTTGATGTCCACGAGTTTAGCGTTTTGACCACTAAGCGCATTAAGCACTTTAAGATCTGCGTTGAGTTTATTAGTCGCAGCAATGATCGCTTGCTCATCCTTAGCGGCAATGGCATCTTCTAGGGCAAGCATTGAGCGCTTGACATTGAGGCGAGCAGTATCGTTAGCGATCTGAAGAATCTGAGTCTGTGTAGTTGCTTTGCCTAGTTGCTCAGCCTGAGAGGTAAGAGCTGCTGCAATCTGGATCTTATCCATGTCAAAGACTTCGCCACCTTTGTTAAGGGCAAGGTTAGCCTTATCGATTGCCGCTTGTAGTCGCTTGTCCTTAAGGATCTTGGCTTGATTAGCAGCTTGAACTCCGGAGAGTTTTGCGAGTGCTGCCGCATTCTTTTTAGCAATGGCATCTGCTCGCTGAGTATCCTGTGAGGATACAGTCATTGAGATATTGCCAAAGCCCTTGCCATCACCGAATAAACCGCCAGAAGGTGCAAAGAATGAGAAGTTCTTTAAGTCAAAAATTGACTTAGTAATCTTTATAAACTCGCCTGCTTCGCGAGTAAAGTTAGCAATCGACTGCGCTACTCTATCGATCTTCTTGATTAGATCATCTGTAGAAGTAGAATTGGATGCTGTTACTAAAGCATCAACAAGACCCTTGCCAATAGTCTCTTTAGCATTGTTTCCAGCAACAGTTAATTTAGCAAGCGAACCTGCATAGGTATCGGCTGCTGCTGTTGCTTGCCCTGCGAATAATGTTGATAGACGAGCTTGGATTTCCTCAAATGATGAAGATGTAAGTTCTGCCTTTGAGAGTCCTACACCTAAGCGGCCAAGTGCCTGAGTCTGACCTAAGTAAGCCTTTTGTAAAGACTGCGATACTTGTGTCAGGCTTCTGCCCGTACCTGCTGCTATATCTAATGCAAGTCCTAGCAATTCCTGAGACTTACTAACATCACCTGTAGCACGAAGCAAGCGATCCATTGCTGGACGAAGTTCATCGTCAAGCACACCTGTTTGCATTTCAAGGCGAGAAATAAAGCCATTAACTGTATCAGCGTTTGATCCGTAAGCAAGGCCTAGATTTTTAAGAGTAGTGCCCAATGCTTTTGCTGCCTTGTCATCTTCTGCGAAAGCCTTAACAGAGGACTTGGCAAATGCCATGATCTTTTGTGCGCTATAAACAGCCAGTAGGCCTTTAGCAAGTTGCTTAGTGCTTTTAGTTAATCTTTCTGTTGAAGTCTCAGCTTGCTTGAAAGCTTTTTTACCAGTGAACTCGGTAGCAATATCAATCTTTACTTGTGCCACGATTAGCCTCTCACTGTTGTGCGTTGATTAAGTTTAGTCTTAGCGGACTCGATAGCTTTTAGCACAGCTGAGAGAGCTTTACCATTGTCTTCTTCATAGGCGCGATAAAGACCCCGACCTCTACGATTTCGTGATCCTTTTAATTGAGATCCGTTTTTAGCTTCTTGGTTTTTAACAAATAGGCTGTCAGGATTTACAGTTCCAGCAATTTCATAAATAGCTCCAGCGCGTGTTTTATTGAATAATCGCGCTATAGATCTAAAACCTCTGGAGTTAGCTTTAGAAGGACTTGACTTAAAACCGATGTTAGATTTAACAATAGACGGAACATATTTAGGAAATTTAGCAGTGCTAAAGGCAGAAGAAGCGGCATTGATTTTATTGCCAGAAATTCCCCAGTTAGACAAAACTTGGTTCTCATTAGGCATGTAACCTCTAGCTCTTTTCACTATTGGTTTTACTGCTAAGGACATCTCCTTTGTCAGTTTTTTAGATAGATCAGGTGTAAATTCTCTTAGGGCTTTTTTAAGAGCGACCGCGCCTACTACCTCTGTTGGCATCGCTCACCTCTTTCGCTTCATCCTTGAGCCCCTGCACTAATGCATCGAGCATTGTCTTATCTAGATCTAATAACTGCTGTGGCGAGATCCCTAACCTAATGCTCAAGCGAGCGATTAAGTAGGTGAACGGGAGATCTCGCTTTAAGCTAAAGGGTCTGAATCAAGCACCTCGACACTTTTAAGTGTCTCAATGAAATCCATCCCAAAAGGCTTAACAGACTCACCTGACCTGCGTGTTACTTCCCATGCTAACCAATAGACATCGCTCTGCTTTTCTTCATCGCGGAACGCCTTATGGAAGCCCTTTTTAGCGTACTGCTCAAACGAATACTCCACTGCTGGAGTAATCTCGCCTTCTAGTACGCTTCCATCTTGTCGAACTATCTTTAGTTTTGCCATGGTTTGCCCCTTTGTTTAGTTTCTTAGAATGTGCCTGTAGTTGCTACTGCGATTGTTGAGTTAGCAGTAAAAGTGATTGACTGTGTGCCAATATCGCCAACAGCACCATTGATGTCTGTTGTGTTATTGACTAGCAATGACACTGTGTAAAGAGGGTTAGTAGCAGATACTGCTGTTCCCTTTGTCTGTAGGAATACAGCTGTGACTGTTGTTCCCCATGCTGCCTGTAGTGTTGCCAATACATTCGCTGATGCTGTGTCATTTAGGAAGTCGATTGTGACAGTTGATGACTCCAAACCTTTTACGAATTTGTGGCTGGAATCACCCATGCTGGTTATCTCCAGCTCATCAAATACGCGGTTGATTGTTACTGCTGTTACATGGTCTGAAAGATCGACTGAGTTAATCTTCACACCTACATTGTTATTTAGAAATACAGCCATGAGATTATTCCTCGTCCTTCTTAGTAGTTACTGGCTTTGCTGCTGTTGGTGCTACCTGCCCGATTTTGATCAGGAAGGCTTCGTTTTCTTTTTCCCACTCGGACATTTTAGCTCCAGCTCGTTAGGATTGATACGGACATCTCGCAGCTGAGAAGGTCTCCCGAAGCAGCGTTGAGAATACTTGGTGCGCTAATTGCGCTTACATTATAGGTCAAAGATGATGCTGCGAGCTTTGCAAACACGCCACAGACAGTATCTTCAATTCCGTTAAGGTTGCCTTCGTTGTCGAATAAAGGCACAGTCATAATAATCTTAAAGTTAGCCATTGGGCTAATAGTGATGTGTTGATTATTGCTAGGTGTTAAGTAAGGATCATCTGGAGACACGATCACAGAGTTAGCCAGCACTGTTGCAGGTGGAAAAGCAAAGGTCTGCCACTTAGCGTTATCAACTAGAGCAGTGGCTAATGTGGTTCTGAGAGTAGTGACGGCAACGGGCATTATCCCACCATCGAACGCGGATCAAGTGCGTGAGCGATCAATCCTCGCACCTTAGC